AGAATATACACTTCTTCTTGAGAAGAGGACACGTCCCATCGGGATCGAATATTGGCATTAATCTTTAGCGGCTACAATAACGTTTGCGTGTTTTACGTCCATTGTTGGAACTGCAAAGCTTGAGGATGCGGTAGTTGCACTACTTAAACTTCCTGTAAATGGGTGAGTGTGAGAACCACCACCACCTGTGGATGGAAAAGAATCATCGGATAACGTTGGAGTAGGTTCAGCTCTCCTATTATTAAAAGTTCCAGTGTCAAAACTTCTAGTAGGTGCAGGGTTTTGTCCTGGAGGAGATGCTTTAGTTGGCTTGTGTTGGTGACTTGGAATTTGTGGTGTTGTTAAAGTTGTAGCTCCAATTGAACCAGTTAAACTACCTGTAACAGGTAAGCTTTTTGATTCTGTAGTTTTTGAACTTGAAAAAACTGTTTGAAAAGTATCACTACCGCCTGTGCCTCCACCTGTACCAACAACAACTCTTAAGGCAGCATTACCTAATGCAGCAGTTGTGTCTTGTGTCCAACCAGTTGGTGCAGATGCTTGATAAAAAAGCTGTTTTGTTCCAGAGGGAAAAGCCTCGATGTCAGTAAGATTAGCACCACTACCTGTATATGTTGTGGCAGACACCGCACCATTAGTTCTAAGAATAATATTACCACCACCAGCAGTAACAGTATCTTTAAAAGTAGTAGTTCCTAATAAAGAAGTTGATACTTCAACATTAAAGTTTGAAGAGCCATCACAGTAAACTCTTGAGTATGCACCCTGTGTTACTAAAGCACCATTAGCTGTATGCCCTGTAGCTGCTATAGTTAAAGTTTGAGAACCTGTTGTATTATTAAAAAATAAATATTCACTTTCCACCGCTGGAATAAACACAACGATGTCACCTGTCAAAGCACCTGTAAGTTCAATAACTTTATTAGAAGATTCAGCAGTGTCAGAAGCATTGGCTGTAGTAAGAGTAATATTTGAAGACCCCGCTACAGATTTAGATAAATATCCTGCTGCAAAAGCATCTAGAACTTCTAAGTTGTTATTGGTATTTGTACCCCATGTATTGGCGTTTGCGCCAGTTGCCATGAGTTCTAATTTAAGTCTATCTGAGTATGTGCTTGCCATATTTGTACCTCTCTAAAATATATCTTTTTTTATTATTCAAGCAACACCTTTTATGCTGCGTCTACCTCAGTCCAAGTATTAGTTGCTCCTGTAACCACATTAGCCCAAGGGGTGCTAAATGGATCGCCTAGAGCCGATGTCATGGTCAGCCCGGTAACATCTACTATTGCTTCACCTGTCGCTGTTTCCGTGCCTGTAGCAAAAGATAAAGCCACTGTAGACAAAGAAACTATAACACCTGTGCCTACCTCTACTGTCTCTGTGCCCAATGAAAAACTACTAGATAAACTACCAAGGGTTACTAATGCATCTGCCTCTGCCACAGCAGTCCCTAATGATGCAGTTGCAGAAACACCAACAGGATCTATTTGTGTAAAGATGTCAATGACAGGAGTACCAATTGCAAAGTCTAATTGATCAGAAGGAGCTATAACTCCCACGTTACCCTCACCAGTAATACCTGAAGCACCAGATAAAGCGGCACCTATCGTTAAACTGTCAAGTGTTTGTAATGCTGTTCCTGTTTGAGATGTCGTGCCTAAGGCACTTGTCATATCTAGACCGGTTACGGATACAATTACACCCGTACCAACTGATTGTGTTGTCGTGCCAAGAGACGTTGACATTGTAACGCCTGTAACACTAACTTCTTGTGTTATATTCTCATTCCATGCAAAAGATCCCCATGTAGATCTACCCCAACCAGCATCAACTGTTCCAGAGGCTGTCTCGTCCCCTGCAGTAAATGCCATAGATAAACTTGCAAGGGTTACTCCTGCTCCTTCTTCTATGCTTGGAGCACCTAAACTAAATTGAGATGAAACACCTGTTAAAGGATAAATTGATTCAGCTTCACCAGTAGCGGTGCCTAAAGCTGAAGTGACTTGTAAAGATCCTAATGTGACTACAACGTCACCGACAAAGGACTCAGTGCCTAATGCTGTAGTTGAAGAAACACCTGTAAGGGTTACAGTAACAGAACTCTGTTGCCCCCAAAAGCCTTGCCCCCACGTGCCCTCATTCCAAGCATCTGCCATGGTGATGACCTCCTATATTAAGATAATCTTAATATAGCACTTGAAGCATCGTTAGTTGGGAATGCGATTGTGAATGTACCGTTTGTTGATGTCTTTACACTACCAAAATCTAAAACTGCAATAGCTGCATTAGTATTTGTTGATGATCTGTTATAGATCAAAGCTGCTTGAGCAGATATTGTTGCTGATGTAAAACTTACGTTTGCAAAATCAACAAAAGCTGTTGAAGCTGTTGCGCTTGTTTTGGTTAAGCCAATGGTTGGACTTGTTAAAGTTGCACCACCACTTGCGTATGTTCCTGAGTTTGGAACTTCGTTAGTTGCTGAAAATGCTGTTGTGTTTCCGTTTAAAGTTGCAGAATCGGTGTAGAGAGCAAGATTGATTGTATCATTATCAATATCGTGATCCCCTGCCAATAACTCCTGTTTAAATGAAGCACAGACTGCTTGATTTATTGCCATGTTTATTTACCTCCTGGGTCTACTGATTTAAGAGGGAGTCTTAAGACACCGTCTACATACTCATCTCTACGTTTACGTCCCATCTGCTCTTGAGCGAACTCGCTCAAAGAAGATTGAAACATTTGTTGGTATATTTGCATATCCTGTGTATTTTTCAAGTAAGAATATGCTTCCACTAAAGTTCCGTACAAAAGTGTTTCCGGAGCGTTATTAGATATGAAAGTTGTTGTGCTTGTGGATCCAGAACCATTACCTAATCTCTCAGGAGTTTCTTGATACCACATTTCGACAGTGTAAGCTGCATTAGGAGTAGGAGCCACAACTAATTGTGTTGCATCCCAATTTGCCCAATATTTAGGTTTACCTGTAAAATTTGTATCTGTGGTTGATCGCTCTGGGATATACTCGTCTATAAAGGTCGTATCTACTTGTTGTAACCAAGTTCTTGTTCCATCTGTTTCAACTAACTCTAAACTCCTTGCAAACCTAAACCCACCCTCAGGTGCGGATATATCTAAAAAAGAGTTGTTAGCTTCAAAAGTTGACGTTGCATATCTTCGCTGATAGTCCCCGTCAACCGCCCTATCAATTTTATTTTCTACATTAGTTATGAAAACATTAATGACAGAGTTACTTAAAACGTCACTAGTAACCTCTGTGTAATTTCTTACATTATCTAAAAGTTCAGAATAATTCATGATATCACCACAGTCACTGTACCAACACTTGAACCTATAATCAACTCTCTGATTTCTTGAGAGGGCTGCATTCCGTTTGATTCAAAAGAAGAATCTCCAGGAGCACCGACAAACACAATCGTAGGTTCTATCCTAGCCGGTCTACTCCAAGGTAAAGCTTGTGCGTCCGCCCTATGGTGTGGAGGTTCTAATTGTGGGTGTTTTGTTTCAAAACAAGAGGGACATGTTTTTAATCCATTCCACTCCTGCCTTAACTCATGAAACTTATATTGCTGACCACAACGATCACACAACGCTATAGCATGAACACCGGTGGCAAAGTTGCCCATTAGTTACTCACAAAATAATTTTGAGGAACAATGTGAACAGAAGTGGATTGGCTGTCCTCAGTCAAGGCCCTTTGTAACTCATCCTCATAATATAATTTCAAAGACTGTGTTCTTTCAGGCGAAACTTTTTGAGAAATAAAATATGCAAGACCAGAAACCATACATGGTAAAAATCTAAACGGAGCATCTGGTGTATTGGTGTAAGCACCTGCGTCTTGGATTCTTTTTACATAATAATAATTAATGTTTGTTCCTGTAGTATCAGGAGCAAGGTAAAGATTAATTTTTACACTTGATAATTTTCTTTCAATAAAATACTGAGTCGGTGTTCCTTGTTGAGTTTTGTTAGGTATAGCTTGATACTCTGAACGAGATATTTTTGTCATTGTCGTATCAATACTTGAACTATTTCTAAACACCATTTCTAAAACATCTGCAGCATCACTAGGGGCTGTGTATTCAGTTGACCCTGCAGTTAAACTTTGTGTGTGATTAGCTACTTTCCAAATGTGAACTCCGCGGTTGCCCCACTCAGAAAATAATAAATTTAAACTTCTTCTAGCTGATCTTAATTGATAACCAGTTCTGGTTCCTGAAAAGCCACATCGCTCATACGCATCTTCAATTACTTCATCAATTTGTAAATCAAAACTTGTAGAGTCGGATGTGGCCATTCAAATTAACCTCTTTTTTTAACGACAGATTTTTTCTTACCTTTTTTCATCATTTTGCCTTTTTTAGCCATCATGACTTTTCCGCCGCCTCGCATCTTGTTGACTTTACCGCCACCACGCATTTTCATTCCCACCACATTTTTTGTTTTACCTGGCATTTTTTTTCTCCTTTTTAAACAATTGTTCGTATTTATCTTGCCGAGTTTTAACGACCTCGTCGTAATACTCTGCTGGCCATTTCTTATAATAACCTATCTTATGTAGTTTGCAACTTGCATCATAGAGCTGCTTAAACTTTTGTATTAACATCATTGAGTATTCAAGATCTCCCTCGTAAGAGCAATTATCTGTCGGGTCAACTAAAAACTCCTGACCCTCAGCCGTAGCAGGAACATCAGGATGAAAACCCATAAAATACACATCTTTTTTATTATATAATTTATTATAGAAATTAACCTTATCATTGAATTGTTCGAAAGAATATTGATCAAAAAAAGGATCACAAAAAATTAATATGTCATGTTGTTTTTTATTCCAAGATTTAAGTAGAGTATTTAAATGCCTCTCGTATTTTGATTTATCTGTGCGAACCTCTATTCTAAGCTTTTCATCTTTTCTCCACTTAGCTGCAAAAGGACATGCTGGGAAACCTAAATGTTTATTCATTGGTTCTAAGACTTGCTTAGACCATTGAATTACATCATCTTTTATTTTTTCTGCTTGTTTTTTTCGAGACAATTGTTTTTACATTAGTTGGTTTACCACCAACTCCTTGTGCTACTGCTCTTTTTCTAGATACTGCTGATTTAATTTGTCCCTTAGTCATTCTATTTGCTTTCGCTCTAGGGACACATTTAGGATACTTTCGTTTAGCGTCTTTCTTTTGTTTGGACCTACCACACTTAGCAAACCCTCCACCTTTTTTCTTAGAGCCTATGTCAACCCAGTCCTGCTTAAACCACTCTTTAAGTCCGCTTTTTGCCATGTTGTTTCCTTATACTATTTTTACCTTTTTTAAAGATACTAGCAACTTGTGTTTTACCCATTACTTTAGCACGTTGCTCAGCAACAGTAAGGATTTGAATTTTTCTTGCAAATGGTTTTTTAACTTTACGCACTTTCGAGACCGTCGCCCGTGCATCAGCAGGAGTAGCAAACTTAATGCGGACAGTGTCTTTCGGATTCTCATCTGTATATAATCGTCTCCCTGAACCTTTAGGTTTTTTACCAGTTCCTTTTACTGGGTCTTTAGGCATAAATACTTTGAGGCAATTTAGTTTTCTTACGCTTACGGCCCTCTACCATACCACAACCAGCTGCCACGATCCTACCACCTTTAGACATTCTTTGAGCAGATATTTCTTTTCTTTGTTGAGAAACAGAACCTCCCATTGCCA